CTTAAAAAATTCTCCGGTGGATATTTTGGAAAAAACATTTCAACATCTTATAGTCTTTGGAAGGGCTCATAGGGTTAAGAACCTTCGGGATTAGATATTTTACTCTTTACTCCTTTCGGTAAAAGCTTCAGCGTGCTCTATGAGTTCTTCTAAGGACTATAAAAGAACAATAAAAGTCATACAAAACTAATGATATTCTCTTTGGAAGGAGGTTTAAAGTATGGCTAAAGCTAAAGGAAAGTCTGAGGATTCTCCTAAAAAGATTAGGCCTGCTTTGACTCCTGAAGCCAGAGAACAGCAAATGATATCTTTGGCTGTTGATTTGGCGGAAAGACAACTTATAGAAGGCACTGCCTCATCACAAGTTATCACTCATTATCTTAAACTCGGGTCATCAAAGGATAAACTTGAGAAAGAAAAGATGCAGAAAGAGAATGAGTTAATGCAGGCTAAGATAGAATCTCTGGAAACGGCTAAGCATATCGAGGAGCTCTATGCTGATGCTATTAAGGCTATGCGAAAGTATAGAGGTGAAGACCTTAATGATTAAGACTTACTCAGAACTTATTACTATCCCCGATTTTAAGAGTCGTTATCAATACTTGAAATTAAACGGTAAAGTTGGAAGAGAGACATTTGGATATAACCGCTATCTTAATCAATTGCTCTATCGTTCTAAAGAATGGAAACGAGTTCGGGATCAAGTTATTATACGAGATAATGGATGCGACTTAGGTCTAAGAGGTTTTGAGATAGGCGGACGAATATTAATTCATCATATGAATCCTATTACCGTTGACGATGTGCTGAACAGACCCGAATATTGTCTTGACCCAGAGTTTCTGATTTGTGTTTCTAATAATACTCATGAAGCTATTCACTACAGCGATGAAGGTTTACTTTTAATAGAACCTATAATACGAAAACCAAATGATACAGTTCCTTGGAGGTAGATTAATGTACGGTTATGTCAGACCCTTAACTTCTGATGAAATTTACCATTATGGAATCAAAGGTATGAAATGGGGTATAAGGCGGACACCTGAGGAATAATGTTAATCCCGATACTGGTGTTATAGCCACTGTTTGGCCAACCGGTACGAAAACAAGAAATAAATATAAAAAAGGAGGTGGTAAATAATGTTTACACCAGAAGAGATACTTTTTATGAAGGAACTCGGTCTAAAATATAGTTTCGGAAATCTTACTGATGAACAATGGGTTAAAATAGAAGACGTTGTTGCCACCGAGTTGGAAACTAAAGGATTAGACAAAAATTACAATCCTAATGAGATTGGTAAGATTTGTGAATCGATTTTATCTAAATTACCATAATTTTAAATAGCAAAGATTTGGAGCCCTTGTGGGCTCTTTTCTTTTTTTTTACGGAGGTAATCAATGACATCAGATAGTATTTTAGTAACAATTAAAGATATGCTCGGTTACAAAGACAAAACCTACGATGCCTTTGACTCTGAGATTATTGTGCATATTAATTCCGCTTTATCGAGACTTTCTCAACTCGGAGTTAATACTTCCGAACATTTACAGATTACAGGTGACAGTGAAACATGGAATAATTTGTTCGGAGAGGATGAAAAATTAAATCAAATCCAAACTTTCATCTTCTTGAAAGTTAAGTTAATTTTCGACCCGCCCTCTTCTGCTACGACAACTCAATCTTTTGAAGAAAGAGTTAAAGAGCTTGAGTGGGAGATAAATGTCGAAGCAGATAAAACATAAGGAGGAAAATCAAAATGGCTTTTTATTTAACCCCTGTTCGTCCAGACCAGATTTACCACCACGGAATCTTAGGTCAGAAATGGGGCGTACGAAGATTCCAGAATAAGGACGGAACTCTAACCTCGGCCGGAAGACAGCGATATGATTCTGAAAATAAGAAAAAAACGGCATACCAAAAATTGCACGAAAGGGCTGCTAATAATGTTCAAAAAGATGCCGATAATTTAAGAAAGCATGGATATAAAACCGAGGCAGATGCTGTTCAGAAAGTTGCAGATAAACATAGAGAAAAAGCAGAAAATGGTCTGTCCGACAAACAGAAAAAAGCAATTAAGATTGGTGCTGCGGCAACAGCCACTGCTTTGGCAGCAGTCGGAACGGCTTATCTTGTTAATAGCGGTAAAGCTTCTGCAGCAGTTAAGGCAGGGAAAAAAGCGGTAAAACAAGTTTCAAAAAAAACTCTTTCTAAAGGTAAAAAAGCCGTCGACAAGGTTGTGAGCTATGATGAGCGAATTTCCAAAAATGTGAGCAAAGTGTTTGAAAACACGGCCAAAGGAAAGATTAAAGCTATGACCGATGAACAACTTAAAGAGGCTATAAAACGCGTGTCAAGTGAAAAAGCTCTATATAAACAACAGCACCCATTCAGAGCAGATATTGCCGATATAATGAACAAGACCGCTAAAACAGCATTAGCTGGTGCTTCAGCATACGCAATTGGTTCAGTAGTCGATAAACGGCTCGACAAGAATCAACTCGGTGATTATATGCGGAGAGGCGGAGCTAAAAAGAAATAAGCCGCTAATTAAAGCGACTTAATCTTTTCCTCTTCCTATAAATTTTACACCGATAATAGAACCCACAACAGTCATAGCAACACCAGCGACTGCTCCACCAGTTTGAATAATTTTTTGTAAGAATTCGCTATGCTGAATATGTAATTCTGCTATTTTATCAGCAACTTCTATACTTTTTTCTACAAAGTATCGCTGATCTGCTATTGATAAATCTGGTTGTTTAGATAATTCGTCTAATTGGTCAAGAATTCTGCCATAGTATTCAACGGTTTCGTCTTTAGATTTTTTATGGTTTTCTGCCATATCTTCATATAGAACGAAAAGATTCTTGACGATTTCTCCAGAGAAATCTTTGAAATCCGGAAATTGTTCAAGACATTTAATAGCAACTTCTTTATCCATATTCGGTATTTCAGAAACAAAAGTCATTATTTGGTCTTTAGAAATACTGCGAAAATCTACAGCCCCAAGTTTATCAAGGACTGCTTGTTCAGTTTTCATTAATTCTTTTTTAGACATAAATTGCCACCTCTATGCTATTATAGAGTTTTTTTTAATAAAAATCAATCTTTTTATATAGGAGGAATATCTAATGTCATTTTATCTCCCACCCCCGTCGCCTGACGAAATTTACCATCACGGAATCTTAGGTCAAAAGTGGGGTAAACGCAACGGACCACCGTATCCTTTAGGCGCAAGTGACCACTCTGCGGCTGAGCGTAAAGCCGGATGGAAGAAGAGTCTTGATGGAGTCGGTAACAAGCACCTATCTTCACAAGGTCGTTCTTCAGATATAGATAGTCTTAGAAAGAATTACCAAAAAGCTGTTGACAAAAATACTAAGGCTCATATAAAGACAAAAGATGCGAAGAAAGAGAAAAAACAGGCTTGGAAAGAGTATTCAAAGGCTGCTGACAGACACGCAAGTGTTTATAACAATATGACTCTTTCTAAAAAAGAAAAACAAAAGAATGCAGATGATTTTCTGAATAAAGCAAAAATTAGCAGTAGAAAAGACGCTGCGTATAAAAGAGCAAAATCTGTCGAAAAAGCTACCAAGAAAGCCCAAAAAGTGGCCTATAAAGATTTGCATAAAGCGTATGAAAAAGAGTATCTTAGCGGTAAAAACGCTGTTGGTAAAGCTCTTGCACTTTATGCTGGTAGTCATAAAACATATGCCGACCAAATGATAGGTGCTGATAAATACGCTACAAGACATAAATAAGGAGCTAAAAATTCAAAATGGCATTATCTAATACAGCCGTTCCGAAATACTACGGCATGTTTAGAGATGCCGTTCTAAGAGGCGAGATTCCAGTCTGTAAGGAAATCTCTATGGAGATGAATCGTATTGATGAACTTATAGCAAATCCCGGAATCTATTACGATGATGAAGCTGTTGAAGGGTGGATAGCATTCTGCGAAGAAGAACTCACTCTTACTGATGGCTCAGACCTCAATCTTCTCGACTCATTTAAGCTCTGGGGCGAGCAAGTGTTTGGTTGGTACTACTTTGTTGAACGAAGTATCTACGAGCCGAATCCTGATGGTCATGGCGGACATTATGTCAACCGAACTATTCGTAAACGACTGATTAACAAACAGTATCTTATAGTTGGTCGTGGTGCAGCGAAGTCAATGTACTCATCCTGTATCCAGAACTACTTCTTGAATATAGATACCGACACAACTAGTCAGGTTGCTACGGCTCCGACAATGCGACAGGCTGACGAGATTCTTGGACCTATTCGAACATCAATAACTGTAGCGAGAGGGCCGCTATTTAAGTTTTTAACCGAAGGTTCTTTACAAAACACTACTGGTTCAAAAGCCAAACGAGTTAAACTGGCTTCGACTAAGAAGGGCGTCGAAAATCTATTAACAGGTTCGCTCCTTGAAGTAGTCCCAATGTCCATCGACAAGCTTCAGGGTTTCCGCCACAAAGTAGCTAGTGTCGATGAGTGGCTTTCCGGCGATACGAGAGAAGATGTAATCGGAGCTATAGAGCAAGGTGCGTCTAAGCTTGATGACTACATCATCATTGCCACAAGTTCTGAGGGCACTGTACGTAACGGAAGCGGCGATACAATCAAAATGGAATTGATGAAACTGCTCAAAGGTGAGTATGTTGACCCGCATGTTTCTATATTCTATTACAGACTTGACGCTGTCGAGGAAGTTGGAAATCCTGATATGTGGCTTAAAGCCAATCCGAATCTTGGTAAAACAGTTACATATGAGACTTACACTCTTGATGTCGAAAGAGCTGAAAATGTCCCCGCAGCAAGAAATGACATTTTAGCAAAACGATTCGGAATCCCTATGGAGGGATTTACTTATTACTTTACATACGAAGAAACCTTACCGCACAGAAGAAAAACCTTCTGGGGTATGCCGTGTGCTTTAGGTGCCGACTTATCTCAGGGTGACGACTTCTGTGCTTTTACTTTTTTATTCCCATTACGAGACGGAAGTTTTGGAATTAAGACCAGAAACTACATTTCTTCTAACACTCTTCAGAAATTACCTGCAGCAATGCGAATTAAGTATGAAGATTTTATGAAAGAAGGAAGCCTTATTATTCTTGACGGCGTAGTGCTCGATATGATGGAGGTCTATGAAGATTTAGACCAACACATTCTTGATTGTCAATACGATGTCAGAGCATTTGGTTTTGACCCATATAACGCTAAAGAATTCGTAGCAAGATGGGAAACAGAAAACGGACCTTTTGGAATCGAGAAAGTAATTCAAGGTGCCAAAACAGAGTCCGTTCCGTTAGGAGAGCTCAAGGACTTAGCAGAAAATCGAATGCTTCTCTTCGATGAAGATTTGATGCAATTTGCTATGGGTAACTGTATAACTCTTGAAGATACTAACGGAAACAGAAAACTTTACAAACAGCGTCGAGAACAAAAAATTGATGCAGTAGCGGCTATGATGGATGCCTATATTGCATACAAGCACAATCGAGACGCATTTGAATAAAACGGAGGTAGAAAATCAAAATGGATAGAGAACCATTTTTCTCCCGGCTGAAACATGCTTGGAATGCGTTTTCCAATAGAGACCCCACAGGAGGTTATCGCTATAACACCGGTCCTAGTTACTATTACAGACCGGACAGACCTCGTTTCTCACGAGGTAATGAGCGTTCGATAGTCACCTCTGTTTATAACCGGATTGCTCTTGATGCAGCATCAGTCGATATTAGACATGTACGACTTGATGATAATAAGAGATTTATTGAAGAAGTCGAGAGTAGCTTAAATGAGTGTTTAAGCACTGAGGCTAATCTCGATGAAACTGCAAGGGCTTTTATTCACGACGCAATTATTTCAATGTTTGACGAGGGCTATATAGCGCTTGTTCCCATTGATACGACAGGCGACCCGTTTTTATCCGGTAGTTATGATATTCAAACCATAAGAGTTGGTAAGATAATCGAGTGGTATCCGCAACATGTAAAAGTAAGAGTCTATAACGAAAAGACTGGGCGAAAAGAAGATTTAGTCATGCTCAAAAGAGTTGTGGCTATAATTGAAAACCCATTTTATGCCGTTACTAATGAACCGAATTCAACACTTCAGCGACTTGTTCGAAAATTAAATCTTTTGGACGCTGTTGATGAACAGAGCAGTTCAGGAAAGCTGGACCTTATTATTCAGTTGCCCTATGTTATTAAGTCTGAAGCTCGCAGAGAGCAGGCTGAAAAGCGTAGGAAGGATATTGAAAACCAACTCTCAGGTTCGAAATATGGTATTGCTTACACTGATGGAACAGAGCATATAACTCAATTAAATCGTGCGGTAGAGAATAATCTGATGAATCAGGTCAAGTATCTAACCGAGTTACTCTATAGTCAGTTAGGCATTACTCAAAGCATTCTCGATGGTACTGCCGATGAGAAAACAATGCTCAACTATCAGAACAGAACTATCGAGCCAATATTATCTGCCATTACAGATGAAATGAAAAGAAAATTTCTTACTAAGACTGCCCGAACTCAAGGACAGTCTATTGTTTTCTTTAGTAATCCGTTCAAACTTATACCACTCGAAAAGATGGCTGAAATAGCTGATAAATTTACAAGAAACGAGATTATGTCACCTAATGAAATAAGGCAGATAACTGGTATGAAACCGTCGGGAGACCCATCAGCTGATGAATTGAGAAATCGAAACATCAATCAGTCTACCGATGAAAAAACAAATTCATTAAACAAGGAGGAAAATCAAAATGAGTAAAGCTGATGAAATACTCAAAAATCCTGATTTTTCTGGATGGGCAACGCGAAGCAATATTCGTTGTGCCGACGGCCGTACGATTATGGAAGACGCTTTTGCACATAATGATGGCAAAATTGTTCCTATTGTCTATATGCATAACCATACCGATTTGGACAAGGTTCTCGGCCACGGCGTGCTCAAGAAAGAAAAAGGCGGTATGAAGATTTTCGGCAAATTCAATGGTACTGATTCTGGTATCAGAGCTAAGGAGCTCGTTCACTCCGGTGATATTGAGTACCTTTCGATTTTTGCTGATAGACTTCAGCAGAAAGCCATTAGTGATGGTGTTGCTGTTATGCACGGTGATATCAAGGAAGTAAGCCTTGTTCTTGCCGGAGCAAATCCCGGCGCACACATCGATTCTGCTATCGTTCACGGCGATTTCTCAGACGAGGCAGCTTTCATCACCACAGGCGAAGGAATCACTATTGCACACGCTGATGATAATGGCGAGGGCGATAAGAAAAACGATGCTAAAGGTAATGACAGCGGCGATGACGATGAAACCGTTGAAGATGTATTTAATACGCTAACTGATAAGCAGAAAAACGCAGTTTATGCAATTGTTGGAGCAGCTCTTGAAGATAAAGATGGTGAAGATGATGGCTTCAACGACGATGATGACGATTCTAAAGGAGGAAACGATTCAATGAAGCACAATGCATTTGAGGGTGACAACACCCAGATGGGCAATTTCCTTTCTCATGACGACATGACTGCAATCTTCTCTGACGCTAAGAGAGGCGGCAGTCTTAAAACAGCATATGAGGACTATATTGCTACTAAAAATCTTGCTCACGCTGATGGCGAAGGCGAAGGCGAAGGCGGCGAGCATGTACCGGCAACCTATGGTATTGATTATCTTGAGTATCTTTTCCCCGAGCACAAGGCCCTTAACGGCGGTGCTCCGGAATTTATTAAGAGAGATACCGGCTGGGTAGCTAAAGTAATGGCTGGTGTACATCACACACCATTCGCAAAGATTAAGTCTGTATTTGCAGACATCCGCGAAGATGAAGCAAGAGCTAAGGGTTACATCAAGGGTAACCGTAAGAAGGAAGAGGTATTCAGTCTTCTTAAGAGAAAGACCGGTCCGACAACTGTTTATAAGAAGCAGAAGTTTGACCGCGATGACATTATCGACATCACTGATTTCGATGCTGTTGCATGGGTAAAGGCTGAAATGAGAATGATGCTCGATGAGGAGTTTGCTCGTGCATTCCTTTTCGGAGATGGCAGACTTGCATCTTCTGATGATAAGATTGATGAGTCTTGCATCAGACCCGCAATTACTGATGACCAGCTTTATACGATTCCTGTTACCGTTGCAGGCACCAATGATGTCGAAAAGGCAAGTGACCTCATCGACAAGGTGGTTATCGGTCAGGATACATATCAGGGCTCTGGCAACCTTACTGCATTTATTAAGCAGTCTTGGGTAACGAAGATGCTTCTTCTTAAGGACGAAGTCGGTCACAGACTTTATAAGAACATTACAGAACTCGCTACAGCTATGAGCGTTGATTCGATTACGAAAGTCCCTGACTCAATCGTTACAACCGGCTATTACGGTGTTGTTCTTGATCTTAAGGATTACAATGTCGGTGCAGATAAGGGCGGTGCAGTGTCGCTCTTTGATGACTTTGACATCAACTACAACCAGCTTCTTTATCTCATCGAAGCTCGTTGCTCTGGCGCTCTTACAAAGCCGTTCTCGGCTATTGCTATTAAAGTAGCTGCCTAAATTTATTATGAGGTGAAAAATCAAAATGGCTAAATTTTTTGGAAAAATCGGATTTTCCGAGACAGTCGAAACATCTCAAAGTGTTTGGGAAGAACAGATTACTGAGCAAAATTATGCTGGTGATGTGATTTCTGACCGTAGACAATGGGAAGAAAGTCAAGGAATTAACGATAATACCAATATTAATAATCGAATTAGCATTATTGCTGATGAAAAAGCTTTAAAGAATTTTCACCTTATGAGGTGGGTTGAATGGATGGGAACTAAATGGAAAATCAGTAACATTGAAGTTCACCCACCTCGTTTAATATTGACTTTAGGAGGCATATACAATGAAGAATAGAATTGAACTCGATAATAAATTTCGAGAGATTCTTAATTCTACAAATGTGTATTTTCAGCCACCTGAGTCAGTTAAGATGCAGTATCCGTGCATTCGTTATCGAGTTAATGATTATGGTACGGGCTATGCAGATAATTTACCATATAAGATTGAAAAATCATTTATGGGAACAATTATTACTAAAAACGCTGATAGTGACATTATCGAAAAAATCTTAAAATTGCCAAAATGTAGATTTGACAGATTTTACACAGCAGATAATCTCTATCATTGGGTTTTTATTATTTACCTTTAATTCTTTAAAAGGAGGAAACAACTAATGGCTGATGAAACTGTTGTAAAAAGAATACAGTGGGACAAAATCGGTGAAAGGTTTTATGAAACTGGTACCGATAGAGGCGTTCTTTATCCGCAGGCAGCCGATGGTACATACCCGCTCGGTGTTCCGTGGAACGGCCTTACTGGCGTAAGCGAGAACCCATCTGGTGCGGAGGCTACTGCTCTTTACGCGGACAATATTAAGTATATTAACCTTCTTTCGGCTGAGGAATTCGGTGCGACAATCAATGCTTATACCTATCCCGACGAGTTTGCTGCTTGTGATGGTTCAGGTTCTGTAGGTGCTGGTCTTACCGTTGGTCAGCAGAAGAGAACTCCATTCGGTCTTTCGTACAGAACTCTTATCGGTAATGATACAGAGGGTACGGATAAGGGTTATAAGCTCCATCTTGTTTATGGCGCTACCGCACAGCCGAGCGGTAAAGAATACCAGACGGTTAATGATTCTCCGGAAGCTATTACATTTAGCTGGGAAATCACTACAACCCCGGTTCCGATTACTGTTAAGGGCACAGACTTCAAACCGACTGCAACTCTCGAAATCGACACTACTAAAAACCTTCCTGAAGGATTCCTCGAAGCTCTTGAGGATATTCTTTATGGTAAGGATGGTATTGGTGATGCTGCAAAAGACCCGAGACTTCCTCTTCCTGATGAAGTTATCGCCCTTTTCAAGCAGTATCAGGGGGAATAGTTGAGGATGATGATGTCGCCGAATCACCATCCGATGACGCTCAAAATGTAGAGTCTGAAACACATGACAATACTGATGATAACAACGGCGATAATTCCGATAAAATACCGGAATAATAAATAAAAAAATGGCCCCTTTCTCTTAATTGAGTTTGGGGCTTTTTTATTGTAAAGGAGATATTTCAAATGTTTAAAATTACAAAAACAACAACTAATTTTAATGGCGAAGAGATTACAAGAGACTATTTCTTTAATCTTACAGAAGCTGAAATCGTAAATATGCAGTTCGGTAAATCCGGCGGTCTTTACGACTATCTCGCAACTATTATTAATGCCAAAGAGCAGACCAACATTATTGATACGCTTAATAAGATTGTTCTTGAAGCGTACGGTGAGAAATCTCCTGATGGTGAGTATTTCCTTAAGAACGATGAAATCAAGGAGAAATTCAAGGCTACTCAGGCATTTAGCGACATCTATATGGAACTTGCTTTTGATGATGTCAAGGCCGCTGAGTTTATTAATGGAATTCTTCCTGATAAGGAGAAGTTCAGAGCAAAACTTCAGCTAATGGCAGATAAAGCCAAGAGTAAGGCTGATGGTAACTAATGTTGACAATAACTATACCTGCTTTTGAGTGTTGGGACAGTGAAAACGAGAAGTTTATTTATTTCAAGGAAACGGTTTTGCTGCTTGAGCACTCTCTTTTGAGTTTAGCCGAATGGGAATCAAAATGGAATAGACCATTTATCGGAAACGACCATATATCGGTTGAAGAGTCACTTGATTACATAAAATGTATGACTTTGAATCGAGAAACTGTTCCCGATGTGGCTTGGACTCAGATAAATGATGATATTATGCAGCAGGTAATTGACTATATAAAGGCTCCTATGACGGCTACTACATTCTCTAATCTCGGTAATAAGAAAAATCGAGAGATAATCACAAATGAGCTTGTCTATTATTGGATGTTTACTCTCGGTATTTCAAAAGAGTGTGAAAAGTGGCATCTCAATCGGCTAATGACCCTTATCCGAGTGTGTAGTGAGAAAAATGCTCCTAAAAAGAAAATGAGCAAAAGCGAAATCTATGCTCAGAATAAGGCATTAAATGATGCTCGTCGTAAGAAGTTTAAAACAAGAGGATGATTGAATTATGGGCTTTAAAACCAAAGGCGATTGGTCTAAAACTTTTGCGTTTTTTGAGAGAGCGCAACATATCGATACTGACTCTATTCTGAGACAATATGCTGAAAAAGGGGTATCGGCTTTAGCGGCTGGTACCCCTAAAGATTCTGGTGAAACCGCGGCATCTTGGGGTTATGAAATAAGCAAGAGTCACGGAAAGACGGTTGTCACTTGGACAAACTCCCATATCAATCAAGGTGTGAACATTGCAATTATTTTGCAATATGGACACGGCACAAAAAACGGCGGATATGTAGAAGGAATTGACTACATTAATCCGGCTTTAAAACCAATATTTGAAGAAATGGCTGATGCTATGTGGAGAGAGGTGATTGACGGTTGAGCAGAGAAGTTGATTCCAAAGTTGTTCAAATGGAATTTGATAATGCTCGATTTGAACAGAATGTTCGTCAGAGTATGAATACCCTAATGCAACTTAACAAGACCTTAGAGATGTCAGATGGCACTAGAGGTTTGGAAAACATTGCTGACCGTGCCAAAAATCTTCAACTTGACGGCATCTCAACAGCCGTTGATACTATAGCCGATAGATTTTCTGCTATGGGAATTGTCGGTATGAATGTTCTTTCGAACATTGCAAATTCTGCTATCGAAACCGGGAAAAAGATTATTAAAGCTCTTGCGATAGACCCGGTTAAAACTGGCCTCCAAGAATACGAACTTAATATGAATTCTATTCAGACTATTATGGCTGGTACCGGTGAAGATTTGCAGACTGTTAATAAAGCATTGGATGAATTGAATCTATATGCTGATAAAACAATTTATTCGTTTTCCGATATGACAAGTAATATCGGTAAATTTACAAATGCCGGCGTTGATTTGAAAACTGCTGTGGCAGCAATTAAAGGTGTGTCAAACGAAGCAGCACTCTCCGGTGCAAACGCACAAGAAGCTTCAAGAGCGATGTATAACTTTGCACAGGCTCTATCGGCAGGTTATGTAAAGCTTATTGATTGGAAATCTATTGAAAACGCCAATATGGCAACAAAAGATTTCAAACAGAATTTACTTGATACTGCTGTTAATTTAGGCACCGTTGTTAAAGTCGGAGAAAAGTATAAAACTGTAACTACCGATAATAAAGGCAGTGTATCTGATTTGTTTGATGCTACACATGGTTTTAACGAAGCCTTAGCTAATCAGTGGATGACAACTGATGTCTTAACAACGACACTTGCTAAATATTCAGATGAAACCACTGAAGTTGGTAAAAAAGCATATGCTGCGGCACAGGATATTAAGACTTTTACGCAGTTGGCAGATACTCTAAAAGAGGCAGCACAATCTGGTTGGAGCCAGTCTTTTAGACTTGTTATCGGTGACTTTGATGAGGCTAAAGAACTTTGGGGAATCGTTAATAAACAAGTTTCTGCGGTTATTGATAATCAAGCAAAAGCTCGAAATAAGGTCCTTCAAGACTGGCATGATCTTAAAGGCAGACAAGATTTAATAGATACATTCACCAATACTTGGCGTGGTTTTGAAATAATCATTAAAAGTATTTCTAATGCTATTAATAGTGTTTTTAAGCCGTTAGACGGTAATCGGCTAAAAAATGCAACGAGGGCTGTTAAGCTTTTTTCGGAAGGATTTGAAAACTTATCTGAAAAAATCGCCAAAACTATCAATTCTAGAGGTTTGGTATCTTTAAAATCCGTTTTTAAAGACTTACATGATATCGGTAAACGGTTTAAAAACACATTTAGAAATATATTTAATGAATTAAAACCTGGTTCAGACTTATTTGTATCTGGCTTTTATACTGCACTCAGCATTTTAAAATCTTTTACAGGATTGTTGAATAAAGTAAGTATTGGAATCCATTCTGTTGTCAACGGCTTTTTATCGTATTCCAATATATTTGATAATCTTAAAGATACCGTAAAAGGTGTTGTTTCGATATTTTCAATTTTAGTTACGATTTTTAAAAATTTATTTTCATCGGCTAGTAGGAGCGAATATAAAGGATTAACTGAATTTGGTAGTATTTTAGGTTCGATAGCAGATAAGATTTTATCTTTTACAGGCCTCGTTGGGAGAGCAATCACTTCTTTTTCTGAGTATATAAAGAAGTCTAATTCATTAACTGATATTTTTATAACTCTTAAAAATATTATCGGTTCGGTTCTTTCGCCGATAGCCAGTATATTTAAAAGATTAAGAGAGTCCTTTGATAGTATATTTTCTTCAAAAGATTCTGATAAAAAAATTAATTCAATTGAAGAGTCTGCAAAGACACTGTCAAGTCATCTTAATAAAATCCAAACTGTTGTTGACGGTTTTATGAAGTTCTTAAAGGATGTTGGCAGTAAAATTTCGACTGCCATAGGACCGTTTGTTGATGGCGTTAAGGATTTTGTTAAAAATGCAGATTTCAGCAAATTCTTTAAGATTTTTAATCAAGGATTGTTTGCCGGGATATTAATCGGCATTAATAAATTCATTAATGGATTCGGAAAGAATGCTAAAGATGGATTTGGTCTTAAAGGAATGCTTGATTCAATCAAATCGATTTTTGATGGTTTATCAGATTGTCTTGGTGAACTTCAGAAATCGGTTAAAGCTAATACTCTTAAGAAAATAGCAGTTTCTGTTGGTATATTAGCAGCATCGCTATTAGTACTGTCCCTCATTGACCCGGGTAAATTAGCCGTATCACTTGGAGCAATTACCACGCTGTTTGGTGAATTGTTTGGAATGATGGCTGGTCTAGGAGGACTTAATAAGTCTTCAAAGATGGACTTTGACGGAGTAAGTAGTATGGCCAATAATCTTATCAAGATTTCAGGAGCAATGCTGATTATGTCGGTTGCGTTTAAGAAACTTGGTTCGATGGATTGGAAACAGTATGCGGTAGCAACTGCTGGCTTAAGCACTATTCTAGCAGAACTAACTGGAGCTATGCTTTTAATGAGTAATTTCAATGGTGACAAATCAGTTGGTTCTTTTATTGGACTCGCGGTTGCTTTGACCATAATGGGTAATGCATTTAAATCGCTCGGTTCTATGAAATGGTCTGAATATGCAGTTGCGACAGCAGGAATGTCGACCGTTATTGCTGAATTGGTCGGTGCAACACTACTCTTATCCAATTTTAGTGGTTCTGAAAAATCTGCGGGAACACTGGTGGCTCTGGCATTTACTTTAACCATTATTGGCAAGGCATTTAAATCTTTTGGCACTATGGATTGGGGTCAGTATGCTGTTGCTACAGCAGCTATGAGTACTGTTCTTACGGAACTCGTAGGAGTTACCGTTTTATTAACGAAGTTTAACAACAATAAGTCGACGGCAGGAATTCTTATAATGGCTGCATCATTGGCGATTATGGCAAAAGCATTTAAAGAATTCGGTTCCATGAATTGGTCTGAATATGCCGTGGCAACAGCAGCTATGTCTACAGTTCTTACAGAATTAATCGGAGCGATGGTTATTGTTTCTAAATTCGCCGGAATGGGAGGAGCGGCATCATTGCTCGTAGCATCGGCTTCCATTATTGTTCTTGCAGAAGCTTTTAAGATATTTGGAAGTATTTCTTGGGAACAGTTCGCTGTCGGCGTAGCCGCAATGGGTGCAAGTTTAGCAATTCTTCTCGGTGCAGCAGCAATTGCAAGTCTCGGACCCGTATCAGCTGGTCTTTTGATTTTAGCAGGTGCTATAGCATTAATTGGTGCTGGAGCTTTTATGGCCGGCATTGGCATAACAGCGTTTGCTACAGGATTAGCAATGCTTGTCGCGATTGGAGGAGCTGGTATTACCGTTCTTACGACAGGATTGTTAGCCCTAATCGCGTTGATTCCTGCTTTTATGGCTGCGATTGGCGAAGGCCTCGTAAAGTTAATCGAGTCTTTTGTTACCACCCTTGCCTTAAGTCAGGGTACCATACTTACTGGTTTTGCCGAAATGCTTTTAGGTATGCTTGATATGATTATTAAGTATTTACCTCAGTTTATTGAAAAAGGTGGCCAAATCATAGTCGGTTTTCTTCGCGGTATCGCGGATAATATGCAGAGTATTACTGAAGCGGGAATTGATATTATCATTAATTTCTTAAAGGGTATAAATAGCCGAATTAACGAATTTAATGATGTAGGAACAGATATCATTGTTAATATCATACACGGCATAGGCGATAGAATTGACAGGGTTGGAACTGCTGCCACTGATGTGATAGTTGAATTCCTTGCTTCTATTCAAAAGAATATGGAGCGTATAACTCAGGCTGGTTGGGATTTAATTATCGGTATGATTGATGGTATTTCAGATTCTATCAGCAAGAATATGCCTAGACTCAGAGCTGCAATTAAAAGACTTGGCGATGCGATTAAGACTGAGCTTCTTAAACCACTTGCTAATATCGGGGGTTCTTTGTTCCAAAAGGGTCTAGATGCTGTTAACGGATTCATTAACGGCGTCTCGTATCTTGCATCAAGTATATATGACTGGGGTGCTTCAATTGCTTCGAAGTTTATTTCGGGTCTTAAAGATAAACTCGGAATTAACTCGCCATCAAAGGTTACTAGAGGTTTGGCTCACTTCTCAGGTAAAGGTTTTGTTCTCGGTGTCAAGGATTACTTTGGTAAGGTTGTTGGTGTCGGTTCAGAACTTGGCGGTCAGTTCGTTGACGGAATGTCGAGCGCTATATCTAAGGTTTCGGACATCATCACTTCTGATATCTCAATGTCTCCGACAATTACCCCGGTTCTTAATCTTTCTGAAGTCCAAGCAGGAGTAAGAACTATTGGAGGAATGCTTAACGGGCAAACCTTAGGCTTAACTGCTAATGTTGGAGCAATTAATGCTCTTATGACTCAGCGTCAATTGCTTAATGACAACTCTGATGTTGTGAATGCTGTTAATAGACTTCGTCGAAGCATCGAGGAGAATCCTTCGGTTATTAATAACATTGGCGACGTGACATATGACGATGGTAGTAATGTTTCTATTGCTGTTAATGATTTAATTCATGCTATTAAAGTAGAAAGGAGAGTGTAAATTAAAATGAGTTCCAGATGCAGTGCTGTTAGCGTTACATATGAAGCTGGAACAGGAGAAGGCTCTCTTGTGGCACATTGGCAATGGTTAACTAATATTGCTGTATATAGAAATGTTGAAAGATTTGATTTTCAATGGCAGTATTTAACCAATAAAGGTTGGTTCGTCGATTCTGAGGGTTCCGTAGAATATAGAGCGGGACAGGGTACTACTTATGAAACGCATGTAAATATCAGGGACGATGCTAAAAAGTATCGTTTCCGTGTGAAACCTATATCAAAAACTCATAAAGTTACTAAAACTAAAAGAATTGGCGGACAAAAAGAAGTATATACAGAAACCGAGGCATACTTTAGCTCTGATTGGAGCAGTTGGCATGAAAAAATTGTAAATAGCATAAAACTAAAAACCCCATCAGCGCCAACTACAAATTTAACATATACCAAAAAAAGAATTATCGCCTCAGTTGATATCGATTTAAGCGATACTACTAGTGCTAATCGTCCTACTAAAGTTGTATTTCAATTATATAATGCTACAAATTCAACAGAAGCGGATAGAAAGACTTCGTTAATTAAATTTAATACTGGAAGAGCATCTGTTAGCTTTGATATAACAAATAATGGCAATGCGTATCGTATTCGATGCTTTGCTCTTGATAATTATGGACAAGTTAGCGGATGGTCTAACTGGTCTCCGGATCTTAACGAAGAAATTAGAGCACTACCAGCGACGCCAACTAAAATTGATAGCTTGGAACTTATTAAATATGAAGACGATAGTAAAACTGTAGAACTTTCGTGGACTTATCCGGGAGGGAAAGTCGATAGTTACGAATTGCAATATACAACTAATCCCGAATGGTTTGACACTACAAGTAAAGTAAAAACTGAGAATCCAATAACTACATCATGGATATTTGATTTAATTAATGATTCTGAGTTGCGAGGAAATACTTGGTATTTTAGAGTCAGATCTATTAATGAGACAGGTAAATCCGAATGGTCGCAAATATCATCATTAACGATTGGTGAAAAACCATATGCCCCTACCACATGGAGTTCGGTAACAACAGCGATTTCCGGTGATATTATTTCTTAGATCGG